TGTTGATGGTTTTGATCAAAAGGCTGCTGCTGCGGTTAGTGCATTGCCAGCAGACGCTGCAACTAAACAAAGTGTAATGCAATGGGTTAAACAAGGTATTAAGAATCCAGGGGCACAACAACTTATTCTTACCGCAGTAGGTGCTGGACTAGGTTCTCTTTTAAGTAAGATAGCATTGTTTGGTGGTGGCCCTGTTGCTGCTGCAATAACAGGTGCAGTGGTTGCAGGTGTTATATCTATTGCTGCTGCTAAGATGCAGGGACAAGATTGGAAATCAGCATTCAAAGGTGCTATCAAACCTGCACTAATGGGCGGCGCTGCTGCTGTAGTTGGTAATTTAGTTACAACTGCTGTTAGTGGAGGAGTTGATGCTGTTGCAAGTGCGGTTAAAGGTCAAGGCGATGCAGGCGTACCGGCAAACGCTGGCGCGGATCAAGCAGAGGCACAACGTCTTGGTTTAAATCCAAATGCAAGTCGCGATGAAATAGAACAAGCAAGAGGAGTTTTAGAACCAAAGTTTCCTGGTTCGGGATTTGGTAATGGTTCTAGTCCGCCGGAGCAACGTGGTTCAAGCGATTATGCTAACATGGCGGATGCTCACAAACCTGAATATAAAAAAGCATATGATGAGTATATGAAAGATCCAAAACATAGTTATGGAGATAGTCCCCAAGCACAATCTGCTCTAAAGGCTAGGGCCGATGCGTTTGCTAATCAAGAAGCGGGTGGACGATATGACAGTCCAGGGCGATCAGTTGGGATGCAAGCACAGTCCGATGCGGCCATGAAAGCAGGGGGCGCCGGACTTGTACAGCAGCCAGGGAGTGGAACTGCAATTAATAATGCTGATCCAAGTAATCCTGCTACTATGGCCAGCATTAAAGGACAACAAGATTATTATCAAAATACTCCACAAGGGCAAGCAGAATATGCAAAAATAATGAATCCAACAAGTCGTGTTGGAACAAAAAATAATTTTGAATCTGCTTATGTTGATAAGCAAGCAACATTGAATATGTGGTTCATTCAAGAGTCATTAGGATTACTTACATCTGGTGTTATATTAAAATCAACTATTAAAGAAGGTGTAATGGATTGGTTTAACGGTAAAGGAAAAGAAGGTGAGGCCGCAGCAGGCGGAGTTACTCCTGAAGCATTAAATCAAGCATGGACAGCAGCAGGTAGTCCAACTGATAGTGAAGAAATTTCTAAAGTATTACAAAGTGCAGGAGTTAAACCTGATGTTGTTACTAAACTTTTTACAGATTTAAAAATTCCAGCACCAACTGGTAAAACTGATCCAACATTGGACGCACCAGCAGATGCAGCAGCGGCAGGAGCAGATGCCGCCAAACCTGATGAGTTAGACGCAATGAAAAAGAATGCTGGCCTTTCAACGGTAAATATCAAAGACATGCTTGCACAAATAATGGCACTAACCCCTGAAGAACAGAAACAAGTATTAGAATACTTAAAGAAATAATAGGAACAGATATGAAGATTACTCAACTCGTAGCAACTAATAAAAAAACAAAATATCACGAAAGTGTTGCCAGTAGATTGCCAAAAGGTATTAAAACTCAGCAACGACTTTTAAATCTCGGTTATAAAATTGCTGTTGAAGACCTTGGACTAGCAAAAGCAAAAACATTAAATGAAAACTTTGCTGCTAATCTAGTTAATTCATATCATAATCGAATGTTAAATGAAGGTGTTGGTTCATTCTTAGGCAAGGCTGCTGGTCATGCAGTAGGAGCCGTTGGTGCCGCCGGACGCGGAATATCAAATGCATGGCAGGATGCTAAAAAAGGTTATGCGGATGCTAAGGCATCATGGGCTCCAAAAGATCAAGCAGCACCGGCAGCAGAAACACCACCGGTAGCAGGGGCAACACCACCGGTAGCAGGGGCAACACCACCGGCAGCAGAAACACCACCGGTAGCAGGGGGCGGATCTGATCGTCCATATGTTGCACCGGCAGGCGGAGGTGGAGCAGCATCGCCAGGTGGCGAAACTCCAAGTCCACCGGATGCAGGCGCACCACCAAAAACAGGCGGTGGTGGGATAAGTGATATTATGAAGGCCATTGACGGGTTAGATCCTGCAAGTAAGAAACAATTAGCAGGCGAATTAGATAAGAGTATAAACACTCCTCCACCGGCAGAAGAAACACCACCTGAAGCAGCACCAGCAGATGGCGCAGCACCTCCAGTACCTCCCCAATATACTGATGCAGAGCGTGCGGCTCATAAAGCAGCAGGTGGAAAGTATGACAATAAAACCGGTGAAATGATTCCTCCGCCTGCACCAGCGGCAGCACCTGAAGCACCAGCGGCAGCACCTGAAACACCAGCAGCAAAACCAGCGCCAAATTTTGGCAGCGGGCAATCTCAGGCACCAGCACCGAGTAAAGTAAATTATTCTGGAATGCCTAAAGCAGCACCATTACCGCAAGCAACTCCTTCGCAAGGTGCTTATAGTGTGAAGGGTGCATACGCATCACCAGCACCTGCCGCAGCACCTGCCGCAGCACCTGCCGCAGCACCTGCACCGCAATTTAAAGGTCCTAAAGTAAATGGATTACAAGTTCGCAATATGGGCGAAGGTAAGAAATTAAAATTCCGCAGTAACTTCTTAGGTATGGATCTTTAAAAGAACGGCATCTGAGTTGTTTTAGAAGTTTCTAGATTATCTTCAATTATCTTTGCAATAATTTCTCTATCTTCAACTGTTAATAGAAATGCCTCTGTAAAAGAGAGGCTACCCCTCATATACCAACACATTCTAAAGAGTTCTTCTTTAATGGCTTTTGAATCATTCTCGTATTCTAAACTTAGATTGTTGATGCCTTCTAAGTCAAGATGCAAAAGCCTTATACGAAAAAAGTTGATGGATCAAATGTAATAGGAATTTCAACAAACTCGCCTTGTATACCTTTTGCCTTCATTTCATCAGTAACTGCAATTTGTATAGGTTTAATTGAATTAATTTCTCTTAATTTTTCTAAGTGCTCTTGTACAGCATTGAAAATATCTTTATCAACATTTTCAACAAATTCTTTAATAAATTCTGGATTATCAGTACTGCCTTCACTACTATCAACTCTGTAGATTCCACTCTGTACCATACCTAATGTAACATCAGTTAGTTTGCTAAAACTTTCTTTAAATGCTGCTACTTTAGTTTCTTCATCCATATTGTCATTATTAACAATTTGCATAATTTTTTGAGTTTCAAAAGTTTTTAATGCACTTTCGCTAATCTGTTTATAGTTCATTGGGCGAACAAAAACCGTTAAATTTTCATTAACTGGTACTACTGGATCCCATGTGATTTGCGATTGTAATGTATCCATAATGGTACGAAGGTCTACTACATATTCTAATTCTTCGTCATTACCAATTGTAATCGGAGTATTCATTTTTTCACCATATGTGGCCAATCTAATAGCAATTAGAATGATATCAAGATCAATACTCGGAGTCATCCATGCATTTTTAATGTTTGGTATACAATGCTGTAATACTTCAACTACTGCCTGTCCATTCATAACAGCATCGGGAACTTTTAGCATAAGTTCATCTTTTGCAGTCATTGAATAAACTGGATACTCTCCTGTTTCGCTAATATCTAAACTACCTGCTGGCCAATAATCTCCATTACTGGGCAATCTAATATAGATTTTTGGTTGTCTCATAAATGATACAAGCGGGTTATGTTTGTTGACGTGTGCTACCATGGATTTGTCTCCGAATAAATAAACAATACGATATGTAACTATTATTTATATACGTAGATTATCATTAAAAAAGAATGGCTGAAGTCACCGGTACCATAGGCAATGAACAAGTAGCACTGAATAATGCGGCTACAGAAGCAACCTTACGACTTTTATTACAGGCAACACTGTCTGCTAATAAACAGACAATAGAAAGTGTTAGTAAAATTGCAACTAAAGCAGGATTAGATCCGGCAGCAGTTACAGCAGCAAATAATAATTTAAAGGCAGTAGGTGAAACTAGTAAAACTAATACTAGTTTATTTTATAAACTTGGTGTTGGTACAGGTGTAGTTGAAGAAGGATTCAGAAAAGTTGATGCTGCTATAACTCCATTAATTGGAAAATTAATGGATGGTACAGATAAAGCCAGCGACGTATTTGGACAGTTTGCAAGATTAGGTGGTCCAATTGGACTGGTAGCAGAACTATTTGGAAGATTAGCTGGCTTTCAAGAAAAGAATTTACAAACATATCAACAATTAAGTCAAACTGGAGTTAATTTCAACGGAAGCCTAACCGATATGCGTATGGCTGCTCAAAATTCTTATATGACTCTAGATGAGTTTGCAAGAGTAATGAAATCAAATAGCGGAGTATTTGCTAATTTAGGTGGTACTGTTAATGGTGGTGCTATGGCATTTAGTAAATTAAGCAATTCATTATTAAAAAGTGAAGCGGGCGATTATTTAAGAAATTTAGGTTACACTTCGGAACAGGTTAATCAAGGACTAGGATCTTATCTTGCAGCCACCGGCGGCAGAAATAAGAAAGAAATGCAAAATACAGAAGCACTTGTTAAAGGTGCTACTGAATATATGGGACAACTACAAGGCCTTGCAGATCTCACAGGACAAAATAGAGAAGATTTAGATAAAGAAATGAAAGAACGTGCTAAGAATGCTGCATGGGAAGCAAAACTAGCACAAATGACTCCTGAAGAAAAAGATAAAGCGGTACGTGGAATGGCCAACGCATTAGCAGTTGGTGGTAAAGGTGCAGCAGATGCATTCCAATCTAAAGTAATGGGTGTTCCACCTATTACTAAAGAAGCACAAATGTTTACTGCTACTATGGGCAAAACTAATGAATCTGTAATGCGTTCAGCTAAGAATGTTACAGATAGTAGTAAAACATTAGACGATCAAAATAAAGAATATGTAAAGAGTGTTAGGGCAAATCAAGATGACATGAAAAAGTTTCCATTAGAAACACAATTTGCATTAGGAGCAATGAATTCTGAGGTAGCAAAGCAAACACAAATAGGTCAAGCAAATGCTAATAGGTCATCAAAAATTACCGATGACGAAATAAAAGGTGCATTAGATCAAAAAACAAAAAAAGAAGCATTAGCAAAATCAGAAGTAGATAATGCAGTAAAAAGCCAAAAGGCTGTACAAGAACTTGGACAAACATTGATGTCGGCACTAATGCCTGCTATTCAAATGCTAACTCCTATGATACAAGGTATAGTGAGAGGGTTTGGCGCAATCATTGAGACGTTGGTAAAATTTAAAATTGTTACAGTGGGTATTGTTGCAGCATTGGCTACGTATTGGGCAGCACAAAAAATACAAAACATTTTAGAAGTTGCAAAATCTTCACAAGCCGCCGGAGGAAAAGGTGGTGTTGGTGGATTCTTAAATGCTAGCAAATCTGTGCTAGGTGGATTAACAAAACGTGACGGACAAAGCGCAGGCACAGCATTCTTTGTAGAAATGTCCGGCGGCGGCGGTATTGGCGATTTACTAGAAAAAGGTAAAAAAGGCAAAAAAGTTAAAACTCCAAAAGATTTAAAAGGTTTAAAAGTACCTGCAGGTGCAGGTGCATTAGCAGAAGGTGCCGCAGGTGTAGGTAAAGGTGCATTAAAATTTGCAGGAAAAGCCGCAGGAGTAGCAGGTGTTCTTGCAGGATTGGGTATGGCTGCTAGTGACTTTATGGATGTGTCTGATAAAGAGAAAAAAGGCGAAATAACTAAAGCAGAAGCAGATAAACAAAAAGGTGGAATAGTAGGAGAAGCGGGAGGTGGATTAGCAGGCGCAGCCGGCGGAGCAATTGCAGGCGCAGCAATAGGCAGTGTAGTACCAATTATAGGAACAGTCATCGGCGGCCTAATAGGTGGAGCAATTGGAGGTTTTGGCGGTGGAGTTTTAGGTAAAATGGGTGGCGAAGCACTAATGGGTCCAAAAGATGGAGCAAAAGAAATTCCAAAACATGCAGATGGCGGTATTGCTACTAAACCTACTATGGGAATTTTTGGAGAAGCAGGACCAGAAGCACTTATTCCTTTAAACAAGATTCCAAAAATGACTGATTCTGCTATGGATTATGCCAAAATGGATAACAGAACATCGTCAATGGATAAAATTAAAGATATGTTAGGATCATTAGGTTCAAAAATTCCTTTAGTAGGTGCAGCGCAACAGGCAGGTGGCGCAATGTCATCTATGTTAGGCGGAATAACTGGCAGCAAAGGTACAGAAACTTTGAGTAAAGAGATAGAAACGTTAAATAAGAACACTATAGAAATGTTAAAACAACTAAAAGATATTGCAGATCATACTAAACAAGGTGTAAGTGCTACTAAATCTTTAAGCGGTGATCTTTTCAAATTCTAAGGATGTAGACAATAATGGCATGGAAGAAATACTTTACTCCGGTTAACGCATCAGGAACGTTAAGTCCTATCAGCGGAAATACAGGAGGGGACCGTGCTAACCCCACACACCGCAATTATTCTAGTTATCTTCCAGATGTTTATTCTGGACATCCGAATCGTTTAGAACGTTATGGACAGTATGATACTATGGATAGTGATAGTGAAATTAATGCTGCTTTAGACATTTTAGCGGAGTTTTGTACACAATCTAATGAAGAAAATGGTACTCCGTTTAGAGTATTTTTTAAAGATCAAGCCACTAGTACTGAGATTACTATCATTAGAAAGTACATGCAACAGTGGACCAAACTAAACAAATTTCAAACTAGAATATTTAAAATTGTACGTAACAGTTTTAAATATGGTGACACATTTTTTGTTAGAGATCCAGAAACACAATCATGGATGTACATTGATCCTAACAAAGTAGATAAAATTATTGTTAACGAAAGTGATGGTAAAAAGCCTGAACAATACATGATTCGTGACTTTAATCCCAACTTAGAAACACTTGCAACTACTTCAATTAACCCTAGTAATATTACTGGTGGTGGTAGTCAATATGCCGGTGGTGGATATAGTTCGGGACAAAGCGGTGCTGGAGGCAGCAGGGGAATGACTGGATCTTATCCTAGCAATGTTGCAGGTAGCAGATTTACAAGAAACGAAAATCAATATGCAATTGATGCTAGCCATGTAATACATATTAGTATGAGTGAGGGACTTGATAACAACTTTCCATTTGGTACAAGTTTGTTAGAAAGTGTGTTTAAAGTATATAAACAAAAAGAATTATTAGAAGATGCAATTTTAATTTATCGTATTCAACGTGCTCCGGAACGCCGCGTATTCTATATTGATGTAGGAAATATGCCTAGTCATTTGGCTATGGGATTTGTTGAGCGTGTTAAAAACGAAGTAAATCAACGTCGTATTCCAAGTGCAACAGGTGGTGGTCAAAGTGTTGTAGATGCTGGATATAACCCGTTAAGTATTAATGAAGATTACTTTTTTCCACAAACCGCTGAGGGTAGAGGTAGTAAAGTTGAAGTGTTACCAGGCGGAACTAACTTAGGAGAAATTGATGACCTTCGCTACTTTACTAATAAATTGTTTAGAGCTTTGCGTATTCCCAGCAGTTATCTACCTACTGGTGCAGATGACGGCGGCAGTTCGTTCAATGACGGACGAGTTGGGACAGCCTATATACAAGAGTTACGGTTCAACAAATACTGCGAACGACTACAATCCTTAATGAATGAGCAGTTTGATACAGAATTTAAACTGTATCTACACACTAAAGGTATCAATGTAGATAGTAATATTTTTGAAGTTCAATTTAATCCGCCGCAAAACTTTGCTGCATATCGTCAAGCAGAAATGGATACAGCCCGTGTTAATACATTTGGTGCTATGATTGCTATTCCGCAAATTAGTAAACGTTTTGCGCTCAAACGTTTCTTGGGACTTACAGCAGAAGAAGTTGCACAAAACGAAAAATTATGGCGTGAAGAAAATGTCGACGATGATGCATCGTTACCGGCTAGTGCAGAACTTCGAAGTGTTGGCATTACTGCTAATCAAATGGGTGCTGATGTAGCAGGATTAGCCGGCGCTACGGCCGCACCACCTCCTCCAGAATCGGGTGCTGAAGGTGCTGGTGCTGCACCACCTTCAGCACCTCCCGCAGCATAAATATTATTATGCTACTTAACGAGTTCATTTATTTTGATAGTACACAATCAGATCAGATTGACGATCTAAGATATAACTCTGACAATGATACTAGCGTATTAAAGTCAAAAGATCTTCGCAAAACTAGACTAACTCTGCGTATGTTAAACGATCTACGTAAAGCGGGTGACGCTAGAGAACAAGAGAAAAAAGAAGAATTAGGTTTAGTAAGAAAAATGTATGCTGCTCCTCCACCTGAGGCAGCACCTCCTGCATAATTTTATAAAATTTAATCATTTCTGTCAAAAAATGTCCATTACGACCTAAAATGACTCGTTTTAGGCCTGTTTCATATGCCTTTATATAAATGTGTTTAAATATACACACAATACAGCCTTGCCGCGCAATCTAATTAAGGAGAATACACGCAATGTCTACAAAGTTTACACAATTGATGGATTTGATTGTCAATGAAGAAAGTGAAAAAGCCAACGAACTTTTTCATCAAATCGTTGTTGAAAAATCTAGAGAAATTTATGAAAATCTAATCGCTGAAGAAGCCGAAGAAGAAGAAATGGACGAAGCAGCCGACGACGAAATGGACGAAGCCGCTGAAGAAGAAGATGAGTCTGTTGACGAAGGTGCAGAAGAAGATGACGAAGAAGAAATGGATGAGTCCATTGACCTAGAAGATTCTTATAGCATGGAAGCAGGTGACGAAGATCCAATGAGTGGATCCGGTGATGCTACTGATGAATTTGGTAGTGATATTGGTGGTGACGAAATGGACGGTGAAGAAGATCCAGAAAGTCAAGAAGATTCTGCAATCATGGACATTAAAACTGCTATTCAAGAACTTGAAGCAGCCTTTGCTGAACTAGAACAGGCCCAAGGTGGTGAAGCATCACATGGTGGGTTTGGGGGTGAAGAAGAGCCAGAAATGGGCATGGATGACGAAGACGAAGGTATGATGATGGGTAAGCCAGCATTTGAAGGTCGTCGTATCACACGTGAATACACAGAAAAAGTTGGTAACGACTGGGACAAATCTGGTAGCCAAAAAAGTCAAGGTCAGTACTTAGGTGCAGGCACTGGTGAGAAAGATGGCGCTCCAGTAGAAGGCCGTAGCCCAATTAGTTCTGGAAAAGGTAAGCCTTCAACAGGTGCCCACGCTGGTAACATTCTTAAAGTATCACACGAAGGTGGTACACCAACAGGAACAAGCCCAGCAGGAAAAGCAGGCGGTTTCTTAAGTGCTGCTAAAGATATGGGTACTGGTAACGGTAATGTCCCTGGTGGCAAGATGGGTGTTAAGAACCTATCCGCTGTCAAAGGTGGACACGGTGCTGAGAAGAAAGGTTCTGGTCCAGGCCCAGTGGGTTCTGGTACAGGTGATAAGGCTGGTCAAACTAGTGTTGGTCAAGCAAAGAGCCCGCTCAACGGCGCACCTAATCGTAACGCATAATTAGAGCACCAGGATGAAAGTATCTTATCTAAGAGAACATCTAAGTTTTGATCAATCTGGCATCGTAATGGAGTCGGATGACAAGGATGGCAAAAGCCTTTACCTAAAAGGTATTGCTATCCAAGGTGGAATTCGCAATGCTAATCAACGGGTCTACCCAGTAGACGAAATTGAACGTGCTGTGAAAACATTAAATGATCAATTACAAAGTGGTTACTCTGTGTTAGGTGAAGTAGACCATCCGGATGATCTAAAAGTAAATTTGGACCGAGTAAGCCACATGATAACACAAATGTGGATGGAAGGTCCTAATGGTTATGGCAAGATGAAAATTTTGCCAACACCAATGGGCAACTTAATTCGTACTATGCTTGAAAGCGGAGTGAAACTAGGTGTCAGTAGTAGAGGCAGCGGCAACGTTGATGAAATTTCTGGCAAAGTATCCGATTTTGAGATAATCACAGTAGATGTAGTTGCACAGCCTAGCGCACCTGGTGCATATCCTACTCCAGTTTATGAGCATCTCATGAATAGCCGAGGTGGAAACCGTGCCTTCAATGTTGCTAGAGAAGTAAAAGAAGATCCAAAGGCCCAAAAGTATCTTCAAGAGTCTCTCTTGAAGATTATTAAAGGTCTAAAATAAAGCCCGAGGAGAAAAATATGGACGCATTCAAACAATTAGTAGAGTCAGGAGTGATGACAGAAGAAACAAGATCTGTTATTGAATCTGCCTTTGCTACGAAAATTCAAGAGAATCGCGACCAAGTAACCGCTGAACTTCGTGAAGAGTTTGCACAAAAATACAGTCATGATAAGACTGTTATGGTTGAAGCAATTGACAAGATGTTAAGCGAAAGACTGGCCGTAGAAATGGCCGAATTGTATAATGACAAGAAAGCACTAGCCGAAGCAAAAGTAGCATACCAACAAAGTATTGCTGCTGATGCTAAGAAATTAGAAGGTTTTGTTATCAAACAATTAGGCAAAGAGGTTGTTGAGTTCCAGCATGATCGTAAGAAAGTTGCTGAAAACTTTAGCAAGTTAGAACAATTTATTGTACACGCTTTAGCAAAAGAAATTAGAGAGTTTGCAGTAGATAAACGTGATTTAGCAGAAACGAAAGTTAAGTTAGTTCGCGAAGCAAAGAGCAAGTTTGAAGAAATTAAACAACGTTTCATCCAACGTAGCGCACAGGTAGTTGAAGCCACAGTCACTAAAAAGTTAACATCTGAAATCAAGCAATTGAAAGAAGATATTGATAGTGCTCGTAACAACTCATTTGGACGTAAGTTATATGAAGCATTTGCACAAGAGTATTCTGCATCGTTCCTAAATGAAAAATCTGAAACAAGTAAATTGTTAAAGATTATCAAGAAGAAAGATCAAGAACTAGCCGAAGCAACAAACGCCATTGCAGAAAAAGCAAACTTAGTTGAATCCACACAACGTGAAATCCGCGTTACTAAAGATTTAATGGAGCGCAAGCAAGTTATGGCTGAATTGCTATCACCAATTGCAGGTGATAAAAGAGCGCTAATGAAACAATTACTTGAGTCTGTAGAGACCAAAAAATTATCAGTAGCATTTGAGAAATACCTACCCACTGTTATGGAAGGTGCGACAGTTAAGACAGCGAAAGCAAAATTAACTGAAAGTTCTGAAGTAACCGGGAATCGAGAAAGCAAGCCACAGGTAGGCTTAGATAACATCTTAGATATCCGCAAATTAGCGGGTCTAAAATAATTATATTCAAGGAGACATAAATGTCACAATTATTAAATGAAAGATGGTCAGAGACCAAAGAAGCTCTGCTTGAAGGCCTAACTGGTAACCGTCGTGCAAGCATGGGCGTTTGCCTAGAAAACACACGTCGCAGTTTGTCTGAAAGCGCAACCGCTGGTTCAACCAGCGCTGGTAATATCGCAACTTTAAATCGCGTTATTCTTCCAGTTATTCGTCGTGTAATGCCTACAGTTATCGCCAACGAAATCATCGGTGTTCAACCTATGACTGGCCCTGTTGGTCAAATCCACACTCTACGTGTTCGCTATGCAGATGGCGTTTCTGGTGGTGATGTAGTTACAGCAGGTGAAGAAGCCCTAAGCCCATTCAAGATTGCTGCTGCTTACTCTGGTAACAACAGTGCTACAGCAGGTGCTGATGTAACTTCTAAACTAGAAGGTACACCAGGCAAGCGTATGAGCATCCAAATCTTGAAAACTAGCGTTGAAGCTAAGTCTCGTAAACTAAGCGCACGTTGGACATTCGAGGCTGCTCAAGATGCACAAGCCCAACAAGGTATTGACATCGAAGCAGAAATCATGGCTGCACTAGCACAAGAAATCACCGCTGAAATCGACCAAGAGATTCTAGCAAGTCTACGTTCATTGGCTTCTATCGAAGAAACTTATGACCAGGCTCTAGTTTCTGGTACAGCAACATTTGTTGGTGACGAACACGCTGCCCTAGCAATCCAGATCAACCGCGTAAGCAACTTGATTGCTCAACGTACACGTCGTGGTTCTGCTAACTGGGCTGTTATTTCTAACCAAGCATTAACAATTCTACAATCTGCTACTACAAGCGCATTTGCTCGTACAACAGAAGGTACATTTGAAGCACCTACAAACACCAAGTTTGTTGGTACATTGAATGGCGCTATGCGTATCTATGTTGATGCATACAAGAGTGATAGTGATGATGACAATCAGATCCTAGTTGGATACAAAGGTACAAGCGAAGCAGATGCTGCTGCGTTCTATTGCCCATATATTCCTCTAATGAGTTCTGGTGTTGTTTTAGATCCAGCAACATTTGAGCCAGTAGTTGGTTTCCTAACACGTTACGGTTATGTAGAGTTGAGCAACACTGCTTCTTCTCTAGGTAATGCCGCTGACTACCTAGGAAAAGTTCGTATTACTTCTGCAAACGTAAGTTTCAAGTAATCTGTATTTTATACAAACAAGAAACCTGCCTCGGCGGGTTTTTTGTTGATTAAATAAAACTATGAAATACTACAAATATTTAAATTTAGACTGGGTTCCTAGTGCTAATAAAATAAAGGAATACATTTATAAAAATCCACATTTATTATGGAATACAGGTTCGTCATGGCGAGACATTTATAATGATCCAGCACTATGGATAGGAAAAGAAAATAATAAACCACAAAGTTTAATAACTCATCAAGAATTATTAAATCACGTTCCAGAATTATTAGACATGATTGCACCTTTAAATATTAATATAAGATTTATAGGATTATATGTAAATCATAAAAAAGAAGGACTTATTCATATAGACGAAGATACATATTCTAAATGCAGAATAAATATTCCAGTTTTAAATTGCGAAAATACTGAAACTAAATTTTATACAACAGATATTGAGCCAATAACAATACATCAATCGAATGGTGTTTCTTTAAAAAAAATAAATCAACAAAACTGTATATATGTTGATAGTTATTATCTAACACAAGCAGTAATTTTTAGAAATACTGAGCCACATCAAGTAGTAGTAAATCATGATAATATGCCACGTATTTCTTGTTCAATAGGTTTTTTTGAAGACATTGAATATCTACTATTTTAATAAATAGTATTGTTCACTCTTAGGTTAGAGTTTATGCGGTACCCCACCGCGTAGTAGATAGAATCTACTAGTTTATTTTAAGGAGAAACAAAATGGGACGTCCGATTAAAAAGAAATTCTTTGGTAATGCAACTACGCCTTATCAAAATCATGCAAGTGGTGGAAAGACTGGAGTTGGCGCTGAAGGTGTAGCATCTGTTACATTGCCAGCAAACAAGCCATCAGGAACAAGTACAATTACAGTAAGTTTTACTGCTCCACAAATTACAGGCGGTATCACCGCAACTGGTACTCCAGTTAAGACAGGTAACACAGTTACCAGCGTTACAATTACATCCGCAGGTTCGGGATATTTAACAGCACCGACTGTAACTTTTACTGGAACTAACGTAGCATACCATACTAACGGAACTGCGGTATTGACAACTTCTACACAAGATGCAATTACAATTATATCTTACCTAACAACTGCTAGTCAATCTAGAACAAATGGTGATATTCTTAAACAAGAATCTAGCCGTAGATATCTAGTTCAAAATCAAGACGGTAAAGGTATTTGTATTTTATCTACAGGTACATTAACAGCAGGTAAAATGCACATCATTGGAACAGATTTTGGCGGTGCAACATATTGGATCACTAAATTAACTGCTCGCAAGGCAAGAGTTATTAACAGATCTAATACTGGAACAGCATATCTATCTAATAATCAAGTTGCAAAATGGACATTAGGTGCTGCAACTGGTACAGGTGTTAATACTGTGATCAGTTTAAATCACACTATCTAAAATATTTTTAATTTTAGAGAAAAAGGCTCTTAGGGGCCTTTTTCATTTAGTGCGTACAATTTACAATAAGGTAAATACGGTATGAATTCCAATTGGGCCCTACCTACAACCGTGATACAATATGCCGAAGATGGCGGTGAAAACACTCATGTGTCGTGGATTGAAACTAATAATTTTTATTCACTTAAAAATTTAGAAGGTGGTTCAATTAAGACTGCAAGAGATTTATTGCATATTGCTAAACAACCAAATCATGATTTAGTTGAAAAAACTTATTTTTTAAAGATGACAGGATTTAACTTCATTGGTCTTCCTGATGTATTATCTGGTATTGAATTAAGATTAAATATGCAAAGACATGGGAGAATATCAGATGAAACAATTCAACTATATTTAGATAATGATATCATAGGAGATAATTTAGCATCATTGCATCTAGATCCTATAACAATTTACGGTAGTGACACAACTTTATGGAACACAAAATTAACAATATCAGATGTACAAAATTCAAATTTTGGAATAATATTACGCTTCAGAAGTCATCCAAATTGGCCGCACAAGTCTACTGCAATGGTAAATGCTATAGAACTAAGAGTTCATTAACAAATAAATACATCTGAAGGATTAGATAAATGTCGAATATTAATGTGCTAAACCAATACAGTTCAAGATACTACATAGTGTCTAGCTCCACTACTGGCCTTATATGGTTAGCTGGGAACGTATCAATAGGGGGAGAAAGTGATTGGGATCCAGGCGAGGATGCCGAATCATACGGTAAAACTTTTACTATAAATTCAAAAATTAAAAGTGATTTACGTCCAACTCAAGCATCAAAATGGGATATAGGATATGACGGTTTAGCATGGAGAACACTTTATATAAATCGAATAAAACAAGTAGGTACAGGAACTGATTATCTAAGTACATTTGAAAATACAGAAAATGTTGGAAACTCTACACATCCTTATCAAGGTGATGCATGGCTATGGGATGGGTTATACGATACAAAAGTAAATCGTAAAAAAGCCTCTTTATATTTGTCAGGTGGTCTTGGTATTGAAAAAGATTTAAATGTTGGTGGCCATATTTATGGCAGAATTGAATTTGCAAATACAACTACCTATATATTATTCACTAATACTAATGTAGACCATGAATATAATCTTTCTTTTGTTTTAAAAGAAGATATAACAGATTATCAAAGTTCGTTATATATTGATATTGCCGGAGCCATGGATGGATTAACTTACAATCCATCCATTGGTAGACTTACTACCGATAGGATATTAGTTGCTGAGGAGGAGAATGCAACATCATATGATACAGGTGTTTTGCAAGTATTAGGTGGTGTTGGTGTTAAACAAGATGTATGGGTAGAAGAAAAACTTAGTGCAGACAAAGTATTTCCAAAACAAGATAATACAGGAAAAATAGGAGATACGTCTACACAATGGGCCGAAGCATATATTCATGATATATATACAAAAATAATTGCATCCACTACAGGTACAATTGAGATTAAACCTTATGCAGGTGTAACTGATATATATGGTGACATTAGAGTAAGAGGTTCTAATCCAATTGGTACAGCACCTGTAGTTACTAATGTGTTATATGTTACTATGGATGGCAATGATACTAACGATGGTCGAGCAATGGATGCTAGCCGTGCTTGCCGAACTATTGGTGCAGCACTTAATAGTCCATACTATCAACCAGGTACACAAATTTTAGTCAGTGCTGGATTTTATCTAGAAGACAATCCTCTAAGAATGAAACCTTATACTAGTATTAGAGGTAGTGATATCCGTACAACTTTTATTGAACCAATTAATAAAACACAAGATTTATTTCATGTAGATAGCGGATGCTATCTTAACTATATGACTTTTTTAAATGGTCGCAGCGGATTATTAGCAGGTCCATACGCCCAAGGATTCAATAGGGGTGCGTATGCAACTGCATTTCCACCATTGCCTGAAGGTGAACGAATTGATTTATTCCACAGTCCGTATATTCAAAACTGTACCAATCAAAGCGGTCCTTGGCTTAGAGATGGTAGTATGTTTATACCAACTCAAACTGTACAAATACCAAGTGCAGTAGGTTATGGAACATGGCCGGCAACTGCTACTAGTATTATAGTAACTCCTACACTCGGAACTATTAAACAAGGTGATACAATTAATTCAGGCCAACAAAATATTGGATTTTTTAGTGCTCGGACATTGCTACTAGCCAACAAATCATTCCTTCAGGAACAAATAGTTGGTTATATTAATAAAAAAATTGCTGATAATGTTGAAGTTAATGGAAGCATATGGTGGGATAGTATAACTACATCTTCATTTAAATATAATCAAGAATTGTGTTTTCGAGATGTGGGTATACTAGTTGAAAATGTTGCTTACGATGCAACATTTGGTGGAAATGAAAAATCTGTTGAAAGTGGACTGGCGTATTATGATGGAGTAGTAAGTTTAATTGCTGGGCAAGAAAAACAAACTACCGCTGCTATCAACTATCTTAATACGTTAACACACAAAATTATTGTCAATCAGACAGCCCCTGATATAATTGGCGCATCTAAAAAATACGGACAAGTTAAAAATTATTCGATACTTGGCGGGGAAATAGCATCTAACTCACTAGATGTTTTATTTGGAATAATTACCAATATTATTAATAATGGCCCAAGTGTTGCTCCTGAAGTTTATAAGAGCACAGGACCTGATGCCGCATATGTTAGTGCTGAAATATTAATGCAGGCCAATAGAACATTTATTCAAGAAAATACATTAAATTATACTAATAGATTTTTATCTCATAAATTATTTCCATACAATGAAATTAAATGTAGAAGGGATTCAGGTATTATAATTGATTCTATAGCATTGGATTTATTATATCCTACTGAATATTACAGTCAAAGTACATTTGCTGGATTACAATATTGGAAGCGTAGTGGATATACTGGAGATATTGCATCAGAAATAACTACAACCACCGCAGCAATTAAATATTTAAAAGATTTGTCAGTAAAAATTATACAAAATATAACACCAACTGAAGATTTAATTCAAAGATTTTTTACACCTACTGTTAGTATATATCAAAATACTAGTACACAAGGAGGTACAATTAATGAAGTTAATGTAGTTAATACATTGTTTAATACTTTAACAGATATTTTAAGCGGTAAGAATACAAGATGGACCGACACTATCATTCCAAATGGTAGTCCTAGTAATTTGTTAGGTGTTCAAAATGCTGTATCAAAATTACAAGAAAATAAAGAATATATAGCAGAAGAAGTTAATGCCTATGTTTGGGCTACAAGGTTTTACGCATATAACAGTTCAACATGTAAACGAGATGTAGGATTTATAGTAGATTCAATATCTTTTGATTTATTACACGGAGGGAATCGACAAGCAATTCAATCGGCTGTTTACTATTTTGATGTTAACGGAAGTCAGTCTAATATTGCAACTGAAAAAACAGAAACAATTGCAGCCTTTGATCATTTGTCTAGTATTGCAGGACAAATAATACAAAACATTCCCGTAACGGCGCTTCAATCTAAAGTAACACAAATATTTGGTGATACTCCGGGAACCTCTGCCGAAGCCGATATAATTGAAACTGCTAAATCTATTATTACTAATATTATTGATGCAGGTCCGGGTGTAGTTACAAATAAAACGCCTATTGCGTTAACTGCTAGTACTAATCCCGATGTTATTAATGCATATGATATTTTACAAAAAAACAGAAAATTTTTAGTTGCAGAAACTATTGCTTATATTAATAGTACTTATAACCCAGATGCATTTAACTATGATCAAGATTTGTGTTATAGAGATACTGGATTAATTATTGATGCAGTAAGTCAAGATATACTGTTAGGCGGTAATTCTAAATCTATTGAGGCAGGTTTAGCCTACTGGAATTTTGGATATAATCAGGTAGCAGGTCAAGAAACTACAACAACCATGGCTCTTAATTATGCTCGAGATATAGCATTACAGATAATAGCAAACACTCCTATTACTGTTCAAACAGGTACAGTTTCAACACAGGTAATTAATCCGTATTTCCAATATGGTGGTGATTATATGCCACAACAAGCAGTAAGTAGAAATTTTGGTATTATTACAGACATTATAGAAAAAGGTCCATTATATGCCCCACCTAAATATTTGGGTGGTGGTTTATTTGCATTAACTGGAATTAACGGTACTGATGTCAAAACACCTCCAACAGTTACATCTGTTGAAGATTTGCTGGATGGTTCGTTTTTAATAGGACTAAGTCAACCTACAGTAGGTTTTGGAAATGATGCTACACTATATTTTGGTAAAACTTCAACAATTCCAAAACAAGATAAAAAAGTCGATGAATACGTAGAAACTTCAATTCAATTAGGCGGATTGGGTCTTGGTCCTCATTACTGGGATAGTAGAAAATTAGATCCAATAGGTTCAATGGGCGGAAGTTTAGTCGACGGCGGCGTTATATCTGACGTAAGTCCTATTCAATCTTTTGTTTATGATGCATTTACACAATTAAATCAAGGCGGCAGAGGTATACATATTACTAATGATGGATATGCACAGTTAGTTTCGGTGTTTACAATCTTCTGTTCTATTGGTGTTCAAACTGATAATGGTGGTATTGCATCTATTGTTAATAGTAATGCTAATTTTGGCGATATTTGTTTATTATCTAAAGGTCACGGAAAAAGAGCATTTAGTGGAACAATTTATAATCCATTATATAAAGCATATCCAGATGATATTGAATATAATCAATATTATCCAAATGGTTTCTGGCCAAATGGTGGACAAATAAGGGCGTTTATCCCTGATTTGGACGACCGTCCACATATTTCTTTAATTATGGAAATACTTCCACCTGAGGGACATACCAATGAACAAAGTTTTCCAGGTTTTTTAAATGCAAGTCCTACAACTTCTACATTGAATACCGGAAGTATTACCATATCCGGAATTGTAACTGACGGTATTGCTGTTGGTAATAGTGTGTATGCTAGAGATCAATACGGACAGCAATCTGATGCAAATGGAGTACCTTACATTGCAACTGGTACTGTTGTAACTGATGTAGGATATCAAACCGTTACTTTAAATTATGCATTATCAAGTGGTGGGTCAGACGAAACAAATAATTACACATTAGGATATATTAATAATAATTTCTTTGACTTATATTTTTGTGGAAATTCTTATTATACCGTATTAAGTAGTGAAACAGGAGAAGATCCGAAACCGGTAGGTGTTAATATTTT